ATGAAAAGGCAGGCGCCTTTCACGAGCGCTCTGAGATACTTGCTATCCCTCCAGTTCATTTATCCTCGCCCTCGCTTCCTTGCGCTTCTTGAGGACGTCGGAGTATTTGGCTCTCTCAGCCTCGTATTCCGCCTCATCCTCCAATTTCAGCTCATTGAGCTTGGAGATGACATAGTCGGTGTCGGAGAGATATTGCTTTAGCGTGGCCATCTCATTGGCCTTGACTTCCGCTTTGTACTCTTCGGTGTTAATGACCTGCTCATCATCGATAAGAACCGGCTTGCCGTCTTTAACAGCCCATATCTTCCCATAAGGGCATTGGTAAGTAGGTTCGGCTTCTTCAGCGCTTATTTCAATGAAATCATTCTCGTTTTCCGGTTCATAGCTATAGGGGTATCTATGACAGATGAATCCCGTCGATTTTTGAAAATAGACTTTTGTTTTATCTTCCATAATCAATATCTCCCTATCGCAATGTAGTAAACGTGTCCTTTCTCTCCATTGGACGCTCTGTAATTAAACCCAGTATAGCTCGACCCATCAACAGCCAATGAACCCATATATCCACCACTTGTCGATTGCCCATAGCTATCTCCGAGAATAACCGCGACGTAGGACGCTTGTCCCATGGTATTCATTGCTCTCTTAAAGGTGAAATTTGTTGTTGAGGATGCAGAACCGGACGTTTGCTTGAATTGACCGGCGCGGATGTAGAGGGTGTTGTTGCTTTGTTTAATATCCGCCCAAAGTTCAAAATTGCCTGTGCCACCACTAGATGCGTCGAAATAGGCTTTAACGCCACCCACCGTGCTCGAGCTCGCATCCGGAAGAGTGTAGCCTGAAGATGTCCAAGGAACGCTGACGTAAGCTTTCCCGTCGGTATCCAATTTGACGGCATAGTTCTTATTGCTTTCGCTGTATCCTATCTTGATTCCACCGAATTTGCTTGATGTGGCTTTTGGGATAGAATCGCCGTTCTGAAGATTGTAGATACGGCTATATAATTCATCGAGATAATTGGACAGTGTACCCTGGTCGAAAGCTTGGTCTCTGATGTTGCAGATGACGTCGTCCGATGAAGTGCTGGAATTCACGCCGTCCCAAAGTTCCTCGATGATGTTGCTGAAATTGTCCTGGCCAATATCCTGGTTGCTCCCATCGTACATGACCTTGGAACCCAACACCCAATCTTCCACGGCCACATAGCTCTTGGTTTCCTGAGCGCCTGTGTTGACCGAGTAGACGTATTTAAGGAATCCGCCTTTTTTGTTGTTTTGGGCGGTGGTGAGGGCTTTGCTGAGGCTTGTAAGCAAGTCGGTTGAGTCGACTTTCCCGCTTATGAGCCCCTGGATTTGCTCGAGGGTTGTGCCCCCGAGCTTATCGGAATCAAGAGGAATGTTGACCCATTTTGAGCCATTGTATCTTCTTAGATTGGACATAGGCTACCTCACGATACCACCGATTCCTCGATTATGCAGATATCGCCGGCAACCATCCCGCTTGTTGGGGTTCCTTGGCTCTTCAAATTGTAGAAGACCTTGGTGGCTCTAGCGGCAACATGTTCATCGATTGCCATTCTAACAGTGCCGCCGTCCACGAAATTCGTATCTCCGTTTTCACACTCTCCACCTGTGGCGGTAACGGTTATTGTTGGCTTTTTGATTGTTCCGCCAATTGCGACTTTTACGCCTTTGCTTGTACCACTGCTGGTAACGGTTTGGCTGATGGCTTTGTCAACTGCCGTTCCGTTTACAGGGTCTGTTCCAGTTGAGGAGTAAGTGCTAACGGTATTACTTGCTGGTAACTTGGTTGGCATCAATGCCTCGACCGCGGAGATTTTACCATTTTCCTCCGAAATCGATTGAATGTATTTTTTATCTCCTCCTTTGACAGCAGCTTTAAGAGTGTTAATTGCTGCTTGGACACCCATGCCGCTAATAGCATTTTGACTTGTGTTACTAAAAGTATTCTCGACGGTGATACTATCGGCATCAAGTTGATAGAACCAATAGAATTTTATGTTAGCATCCTGGATGGTCGTATCGACGGCCTCTCCGGCATACCACCAGTCTTTCATCCCGGCAGTCTTGGTGAAAATTACATCTCCAACAACCAACGTTGACAAATCAACGAGGTTATTTTGAATGTCCTCAAGCGGCTTTGCGCCTGTTACCGCAACTTCCACAACGCTTGTCGATGAATTTGTTTTTGGAACTCTGAATGAGCTGTTGCATGATATTTCGCTTTGTGCAGGCGTGTCAATTACGAACGAACGTGAACGACCATTTGCCATTTCCCTAATTGCGGCGATATCTTGGCTAATATTGTTTCCACTAGCAGTCGTTTTGATATCGTCTCCGGTGAGCGTGATATTAGAGGAGAGAGCTTTGTTGTTTACGGTTCTTTCCTTAGGAACAAATGCACCGGTGTTTTTGATGGAATCGGCAAGCATTAGAGGTGTAGCAACTGAATATCCAAGCGTTGTTCTCATGACATATCCAGTTCCTGCGATATTTGTTAGTTTATCCAATTCATCATTTTTCGCCTGATACACGGAACTGAGCGTATCGGCGTAATTCGCCGTAGTCAATACTCCAGATGGAATTGAATCCTTGGCATCCTTTGCTGCCGTATCCAACGCTTTTAGCGCTTCGGTGATTGTTTGCCCTTCCGAAATGTAGTTGTATGTTGCCGGTTTTGCGTTTTTGGATATGGTGATGTTATTTGCATAAAGCGTGATTCCGCCGTTTTGGGTGAATGATATGTTGTTCACCGTGTTGACCGGCTTCATGAACCATCTGGAATTGTTTTCTCCGACGGCTGCCGCTGCGGTCCTGAAATAGATTGTGTCCCATACGTTTCCACCTTCTGCGTTATAACGTTTGTAGGTGGCTATTACTTCTCTTTCTGCCATTTTTGTTTTTTCTCCTTAATTGCCGAATTTGAGCTCATCGGCATTGCTTGTCTCCTCGAATTTCAGTTCTTCTCCGTTGTTCGTTCCGTCTCCGAATGTCAGGTTTCCACCTTCATCCCCGAAGGATATCTTTTTTTCATCCGGGTCGTAATCGATTACGAACGGCTTCTCCTCCCCTTCGAAATCCAGCTTTTCAGCAACCGGGCCAAAGGAGAGCGCATTCTTGATTTTTGGGATTTGCTCCTGGGTTCCGTCCGCTTTGCCTTCGCCTTCGTCGGTCTGAAGCCAGACTTTGACCTTTCTCTCATTCGGTTCATCCGGCTGCAGGGCAGGCACGAACATGGAGCCTCCGAGAATGGCCGCGTCCTTTATGTCCTCGATATTGGCGTTTATTTCCGTGAGGCTGCCATTGGTTTCTTCCCCCATTCTTTTGAGCCATTCGAACAGGACGATGTACCCGCTGTACATGGCCGATTTTATCTGATGGGCGCTGAAGCCTTTTGAGGAGGGGTTGTCAGGTAGTGTGTACGGAGTTTTGGACAGCAGGAACATCTTGCTCTCGTTGTTCAGCTCCGTTATTTTTTTCGCCATCCTTCGCGTCCTCCCTTCCGTTTTGCTCAATTATGTCTTGTGATTCGCTTTCAGGCATACGACGCGTTTGCGCCATCTGAAACCTCTCATATTCCTCTTTGGCCATTGCGTCTTCGTCCATAGGGACGAAAAGCCCTTTGTCTATCGAATCCCTGAAAAACGTGAGAACCCTTCTTTTGTCGTCAATCTTCTCAGCTTCGAGCCTGACCGTTATTGCGCTTGACGCCCACCCGCTTATGAATGAGGTCATGAGGCCGCAGACTCTTGACACGAGATTGAACCACGCCATCGTCATGGCTGCGCCGTCCCCATCGCCCATCTCGTTTATCGTGAACAGCCCCCAAACAAGGGACACGAACATCGAAACCGCGAGTTTGAGGATTCGGTTCGAGCTTTTGTTGAATTTGATTTGCTTGTCCAGTTTCCTGCCGTTCTCGAGTATCCCCGTCCTGGAATATCCTCCCAATGGCGAGAGGTAGTACGAGGCTCCGGAGGCATCCAGCTTGATTCTGCCCTCGAACACGTCCATGACCGCCCCAATCTCATATTCCTCAAGCTTGGCGACGATTATCTCTGTGCCATCCTGGGTTATTTTCTTTATCGGCCCTTTCTTCAGGCTGTTGAGGTCGTCCATCCCGCAATAGCGGACGATTCTCCTGGCTTTCTCCGGTTTCACGTTAGCCGTTAGGAGATAGTCTATTTTCTTCTTCTCCAGGTCCTGTGGAAGGTACCATTCGTAGAACGAGGTGAAATAGAGGATTATCCCGTCTATGCTCGCCATGAACTCGTTGTAGCTGAGTAAAGCTTTCTGATAGAGACCGTCCACCTTGTCTATCTGCCTGTCCCTGCCCATCGATTCGCCCAATATGAGCCCGAATATCATGATTCCCATGATGATGAGCGAACCGGAAAGCCATGAATAGAAATCGAATTTGTCGTTGATTCCGATGTTCACCATCGTCATGAGGACGATTAGACCGAGCCCGACGAGGAAAACGCCGATTTTAAGCACTTTCCTCATAGAAACCTTCTTAAATTTGTCCATTGCCTATTCTCCAAGTTTATGCCTCTTGACGGTTATGACGACACATATCAGGAGGACGACGCCCCCCGCAAGAATCACCCCGGCCGTAAGGGCGTAGGGTGATTTGAGCCAGTCGATTATGCTCCACCCCGTCATGTAGAACCCCACAAGAAGCAGGGCTATCCCAAATATGAGGAAGAGCCCGGTGCCAAGGAAAGCCGCCCAGTATTTTCTGAGTTTTTGCCTGGCTTTGTATTCCCTATATTTCGACATGTTCATTCCGTAGGCTGATGCATCTTTGCCTCAGCCTCCGCCTCCATTCTCGCAAGGTCTCTCCGCTCATTCCTCTTCTTCGTCCTCGGGTCGAGAGCATTGCTCTCAACGAGTTCCTTATATTCCTCTTTCATCGGCTTTACCGCCATTTTGTCTGTCTGGTCAGCTATCGCTCCCCCGAAGATTCCAAGGGCGGTGTACAGAAACATGTCCCCCATTTGGTTGCAGATGTTGGAGAGAAATTTGAAGGAAAGCGCGAAGCAGAAGAACACGAGTCCCATATAGAAGAGGCCGGACACGTTCTTCTTGATAATGTCGTCCCTCTTGGAGATTCCCACTACCGCAAGCACCGTGCTGAGGATGAGCATCGAGAAACCGGCAGGGAGAGATGTGCCCGCATTGACAAACCACGCGTCCCAGTTGATTGCCGTCATCACTATCGCCGGAATCGTGGCCATGGCGTATTTGCCGACGGAGATGCCGATGTCAGCGGCCTGAAGACCTCTGTATTTCGACAGGGTCTTCGATTTTCTTTTCGCCTTCTTCATGTCATAGCTCCTTGGTCATGTCGGCCAATTGCTTAATCTCGGCGACTGACCCGGATTTGACCGCGTCGTCGCTCGCAGAGGCCACAACGCTGATGATTTGCGCAAGAGCCACCATCGCTTTCTTCACGCTGTCGAGGCATCCGATTTCCTCGCCCATCTCGCTGAGGGACTTGGAGAGGGAATTAACCTGCGATTCCAGTTTCTCTTTTGTCTCCTCGTTGACTTTCTCCCCTTTCTCGACGGTCTCGCGGATTGAGTTGAGAGTCACCACTGTCTCGCTGATTTTGGCAAGGGCCTCAGTCGCCTCGGCAAGCTTGCCCTCCACCAAAGCCATCTTCTCATCCATCTGCTTTCTGGATTCCGCGATTGCCTTATTGAGGGTCTCTTGTGACTCGGCGAATTTGGCGTTTAGCCCGCTCTCTGAATCGGCCAGCTTGGAATTGAGTAGGTTAATCGATTGAGAGAACTTCTTGTCGATTCCTTTGCCTTTGGCGTAGTTGATTACCAGCGTTCCGATGAACGATATGACGACGGCGAGGGACACTCCCCCAAGCAAAGGCGCGATGTAGGTGTCCCATTTGTCGTTCGCCCAATTCTTGACATAGGAGATTTTCTCCTCAAGGTCCTTGAGCCTTTCGTCGTACTCCTTCTCGGCATCCGTTTTCTCCGGCGCCTTTTCCGACGTGGATTCTCCGGATGGCTTCTCCGATTCGGCTGTTCCCTCGGAAGAAGGCGTTTCTACAGCCAATGACGATGCCTCCCCTTCACCTTCCGCGAGCGCCTTTGCAGGCGAGCCCGCTAGGGCGCATGCCGCGCCTGTGCCCGTTATCGCCATGGCGAACAAGGCAAGCCTAACTGCTTTCTTCATCATTTTCTCCTTTCAGTCCCCATAGCTCTTGTATGGGAGCGTATATGTCAACGACATGGAGCTGAGGACGCAGTCAGTGCCCTTCAGGTTCCTTATGCCGAAGCTTGCGAATTTTATGTTGGAAACAACTCTGTTTCTCGTGTACGTCCTAGGGACGATGTTCTTCTCGAAGTCCATGGATTTGAAATCTACCTCATCCATGTCTAACCCAAGCGAGTCTTTGGAGATTCTCGCGATGGTCTTCATCTTCTCGGTGAGCGTCTTGTTGGACACGGAGCAGAATTCCATCTCGCTCGGTATGTTGGTGTCATTTGTTATCGTGACTGACCATATCGTCTTGAGATAATCCAGCCTTCCCATCGTATAAGGCTTCGTAATCATGAATGCCTCGACGGGCTTGTATTCCCTGATTTCCGCCACGAACGAGTTGCTTAGCGGCTGATTGTGGTATCTGACCAGGTCCAGCACCTTTCCGTCCAAGGAGAGCTGGAATGTGCAAGCCTTCCTGTCCGGATTGACGATTTTAGCCAGCGACACCGTCTTGCAGAATGAGAATCTCCACAAAGTGGACACCTTAGCCTTGGCGCCATTCTGGTCATATAGCTCATATCTGTCGGAATCCGGGTCACCGGTCTTCTTTAGGTAGAATGGCTCTCCGTATGAATCCCTTAGAGGGGAATCCGGGAAGCCTTCCATATGAAGGTCGGTCTGATTGAGGGAATTGAGGTAAACCTCACGCTTCTCTCCGATGTCGGATTTAATCTCCATCATCCTTGCGTCATCTGTCGTGCCGTCTTTTCTGCAAACGAGAGTAAGATAATCGCCATCTCCGGAAATCTGGAAGTCGCAGTCTGAGGAATCCGAGTTGTCGGACGTTGCCCATTTGTAGTAGATGGACGATTTCTCGTTTGTCACGCCTTTCTGGGACAGGACTTTGAAGTAATATTCTCCGCCGTCCTTCATGCCGGACATCGCCTCCTGGGAGACGATTATCTTCTCGACGCTGTCGTCCTCCGTCACCTTTGCCTCTCCTACACCGGCGAACGTCTTCGAAATGTCGTAATAATAGCTGTCGGTGAACTTGGACAGCCTTCCATCGTACGTCCCGAAATAAATCGTGTCTCCGACCTTAAGAAAGGCGCTGATTCCAGAGACATCGATTGGGAACCATTCGTATTGGCTGTCGCTCTTCAGCTCGAAATGCGCGACGAAAGCCTTGTCTTTGAGAGCAAGGAAGAGATAGCGGTTGTCGGACCATAGGAAGGCGGAATCCATGTCTTCCCTCCGCAGGTCCTCGTCGATGTAGTAGGACCTCGTGTTGGCGTATCTTTGGTTGTCCCCGACGATTCCCGTCAAATCAAGCCCCATGAGCTGCTTGTCTGAGCTGATGAACAGGGAATCCCCGTTGAAATTGAGTATTCCTTTGGGAGATACCCCCGCCACGGAGTTGTTGCCTTTGGAAAGGGCGAACTCGTCAGCGTACATCGTCTCCCCGTCGATTCCCGTAACCGCCGTACCTGAGCCGTTTATCGCGGTGACCGTTGTTGGAGTCCTGAAATAAACCGTGGTCTCCTTATCCGATTTCCCTTTGAGGACGAGGAGTTTGTCATTGGCTACGATGTCGTATCCGACGACCGCGTTGTCCGTCTCGCCGTAAACCGCGGAAGAAGTGTCCTCGAAATAGGCGAAATTGCCGCTTTCCATCGATTCGTCCGCTAGGCTGCCGGAGCTGACCATGCCGCTTCTCCAATCCATGTTGGGATAATCTGGGTTCCCAGACACAAAAAGTCTGTTCCTGGCATTGTTGTTTCCGAAGAGGATTCCGAAATGCGTCTTGTTGATGATGTCCGAATTGCCTTCCTGCCAGCATGGGAACTTGACGGTTATGTTGTTCGAGCCCTCAACTGGCGGGATATAGTCATCGAAGAGTATAACCCTGGCGTTCTTTCCAGGCTCAGCGACGTCCTCAAGGTACCCATAAACTTCGAGTTTTTCCAAATCGGTTCCGGGTTTAAGGACCCTTTTGCCGCTTTCATCGATTGTGGTGTCATCCCTGCCGACGAGGTAATACGCCTCATCGGAGCCATTCCAGCTCATCTTGACGGCGACTAGGTCATGCTTGACGGTCTTGCTGGTTGTGAACCTTGAGCCGATTGAGATGTCATAGCTTGCCTTGATGCTGTAATTCGTCGTGGCCGTGACGGTGACCTCCCTTGAGTCCTGCGTCACCGAGAATCTCGTTCCTTTCGCCGGATAGACGTTCAAGGCCGCCATATCGCTTCTGAGAGGCGTCTCGAAAATTCTCTGGTTCCCGTTTTGGTCTCTGAAGAAGATTCTCGCTATCGTCCCGTCGGAGTCGTTGAGGAATCTTTCGCCAACCATATAGGATGTCTTTGGGTTCCTGATTGAAATCCCGATGATGTTGATAATCTCGACTATGGTTATGGAAACGGATTTGCCGTCAGTTATCTCTTTGGCGTTTATCGTGTCGTATGCCTTCACGGTCAAAGCCGTGATTTTTGTTCCCTCATCCGTCATCGTGAGGGACACGGCGCTCGAGCCGTCGAGCACGTAATCCGGGAGGGCGTCGCATGTGACGGAAGCCTTCCCCTCTTTCACGCCTGATGTCTCTTTGGTGTATGAAAGGCTCTGCGAGAAATCGCATTCATCCCCCTCTTCCGTCTCATAGCATAGGGTCATTGAGATTCTCGACGCGTCTATCGCGTCAGCCTTGTTCATATAAGAAGTTGGGAAAGAGCTCAGGTCGAAGTAGATGTATGCCGTTGGCTTTTTCCACTCGACGCTGCTTTCCGGTATGTCGAAAAGCTCGCCTTTCACGTTTGCGGAAAGTTTCTTCTCCTTCATGATGATGGAGGAATCCGGGAAGTACCAGTCGCTTTGCGAAATCTGTTTGCTCGCCCCGCTCTCATATGTGGCGACGAGCTCAGCCTTTTCCTTAATCCTGGAGAGCTTGTTCCCAATGTACGGGGAGATTGGGTTTTTGAGCGTGACGGAGATTATGCCGTCTTTCTTGAATGCTATCGGATAGCTTCCCATGGCAGTCTTGCCGTTCACGTCTGTCTTGGTCGACATGACGTAGATAAGGGAGCCGTCGCTCGGAGAGACGATTGACTCTGAAGTCAATCTCCCGTAAGGCTCGCCTGAATCTAGTTTTCTGTAGAATCTGAGGGTCCCGTCATTTGGGGCGTTCTCGGTCGTCCCGTCCGTATATAAGTACTTGAACGTTATCCCGGTTGGGTTATGGAATGTGTCCTCCCCGCTATTCCAGTATTTGGTGGAATCGGTGCCGCTTGCCTCGATTCTCTTTATTCCGTACCTCGTGACGGTTATGTCGACGGAGCCTTTGGCCTCCCTCCCGCCGATTTCACAGGAGAACAAGATGCTTTGGGTTGATGTCTCTCCTTTGAAAGCCGTGTCTATGTCGGAGAAAGTTAGTGAGGCGCTACCTATAATCTGCTCCGATGTCTTTCCTAATTTCTCGCTGTTGGCGTGGAAGATGGCGACGACCTCCATTCCCTCTGGGTCTAGCTTAGGGGAATCGCCGTAGGTTCCGCCGAAGAAATATTCGAGTCTGGAAGGCTCTTTCTTTTTTTTGAGCGTTTTCTCGAAATAATCTATGGTGAAAGACCAGTCCACCGTCATCCTTCTCTCACCATATGGGCAAACGACGAATCTCATCGTCTGGATGGCGTCGGCCAGCATCCCTTCAGACGGAAGGTCTCCGTACCCATTCGGATAGGAGATTACGAACCCCTCGTCAGAGAAACTCTTTCTGCTGATTTCTTTCCCGCTCTCATTGCGGAAGACGACGTACGCCCCGTTTCCGATGAGAAGCTCCTTCCCGGCCATGATATGCTCTTCGGCGCCATGAAGTTCGCATGATGTGATGTAATCCTCTCTCTTGCCAACGACGTAACACACGATGCTCGCTGTTTTCTCGGAAGCGAGGTAATCACCTTTGATGGTCAGGTCGAATGTGATTGTCTCAGCTTTGCCGTCAATCGTGAAAGTCTCGTCGCTGTCATACGTTTTGTTTCCATATCTAACTTTCAAATCCATGTCGAAAAGGGTGTCTGAGAAAGGCACGTAGACGCCGTTGTCATATTTGAGTCTCTGCTCTTTGAAGAAATTAAGCATGTCCTTGCATTTTACGATGTCGCCCACCTTGAAATTGTTGTTTGGCAGAAGTATCCCCCCTGCCCAGCGGTTATCTAGGCAATTGGCAAGGAAAAAGCTGTCCTCGAAAGTGAGGAGAGCGTTCCCATATGTGTATGAGAAAAAGACATCATCTCCTTCGGAGAACGCGCTGTCTTTCCCACTTTTGATTGCGATATTTCCCAAACTCAGCCCGGTCTGGACGGTCTTCTCGACAGATTTGTATCTATTGGAATAGGTGTAAATTACGGAGAAGCTGGAGGCGAAGTCTTTTTTGATTGGGACGCCTGCGTAAACAGGGACGTTCTGGGTCTCTTTCATGAGCCTGATTTCCTTTGTCACTCCGTCCCATTCGCCGCAGTGTATTTTCCACGTTGCCTTGCTTTTGCCGAAATATGCCGATATCTCATTGTCCGTGTTGATGTATTTTTCGCCAAAATTCCCTGACGGTGGAAACCCAGCCACGGAATCAGCGGCGTTCGTTATCGCTTCCCATCCTCTAAGCTCGGTTTCACTATCAAAATCACTCATGCTGAAATAGTCCGAGCTTGCATCGAAAAACACCTGTTTTTTCTTCATTACGAAGGACGATTTGTCAATTTCCTCGTATGGTTTTACGTCCATATCCTTGGATTTGTGCGTGATTTGGGTCAATAACGCCCTTTGGCTTTTTTCCATGTATACCGCATAGTACTTTCCGTTGACGAGGATATAGAGCTGATGCCCGTTTTCATCCGTCTTTGGCTTGAATAAAGCTTTCATCGGCGCTTTATACCCTGTGCTCTCATCATACCCGTAAATAGTGTCTATCTTATCGACGGAATAATATCCGTTCCCTTTTTGGCAGGCGCAGACGTTCGTTCCGACGGCATTGTAATAATAAGAAAAAACGTATATTTTCCCTATCTGCAGGGCACTGGCGGAGTTTTTCTGCGTCATGGTGTATAAGTCGTAGTATATGTGGGTCCCACTTAAGACCTCGGCGTATCCGAAGTACTTGACGTTGTATTTTTCCTCCGCGACGCTTTTTTTGGTCCCCCAGGAATCTGGCCACGTGTTGGGGTCCGACCATACGCACCCCCATTTTAATGCGAGCTCGCTCACGAAATTGTATTCCATCGCTCATTCCTCCGTTTTTCCGCATTCCTCGATTTGAATCGAGAAGCTTGCCATATCCTTGTCCTCGTCCTGCCAGATAAGAGGGGCGTCAAGGACGTACTCATAGTTCTCCGTCTTCTCTGCTCCGGCGCCTTTCCCGATGCCGGACACGAGCTTGTTCTTTCTCCATTTGGTAAGGAGGTTCACTGCGTCGAGGGGCATTCTCTGCCCGGCTCTTGCGTCTTTGTACGCTATGGACACGCACGTCGTTGGAATCGGGGCTATCGATTCATCGTTCTCGCATGGCTTGAGCCTGCAGTCACCGTTCCCAACGTATCTGAGGCACATGTATTTGTTCCCTCCCTGGAACCACAGCTTCCTTCCTCCGACGTATGCCGATGATTTGTAATCCTCGAACTCATAGCAAAGTCTGGCCATCTCCCCTCCCGCTATCGCCGTTCCGAGAGAAATCGGCTCGATTGACACCCAATCCTCGCCCAAATCCTTTATCTCGTATAGGAGTTTCCCGATATGCGCGATGACGTGATATATCCCGTCCTCGGCCAGGAATCTCCACATTCCGTTGAATCTCGGGGCGTCAGATGGTCTTTTCCCGCAGTTCAAAGAGACGCTATCTGCGTCGGCAGAGCCGTCCCAACCCGCCCGGATGTATCTAGTTGGGCGCATTTGGTAGACGGTCTCCGTCCCATGCCTTTTCTGGACCACTCCGTCCCTGAAGACGAAATTCTTCATGTCGGTAGCGTGCCCGTCACTGACCAGGAATTTCTGGGTCGAGTAGTCGACGCCGAGGAAAGTGGTAACGTTCAGGACGTATCTCGTCGCCTGGTCTAGGCTGTAATGCCTGAAGCTGCTTATCTTGGCCATATCAGATTCCGTATTTCCTTTCCACGCATTGCTGGTAGAAGGCGGTCTGAGCCTCCTCCAAATCGTCGAAGTACTGCTCCGACCTGGTGATGTGCATGTTCGCTAGCTCAGGCGCAATCTGCTCCTGAAGCTTCCCTTGGGCGTACTCGGTGATGTAACAGCATGCCGTCTCGCTGATTCCGTAGTCATCCAAATCGACGTCGGTCTCGTTTACATACCCGTTGTTGTCCGCGAAATAGCTGTAATCCGACCTTGAGAACGGCCTGATGTCCTCCGCGAACTGGATTCCGAGCGTCTCGCCCTTCCTTATGGGAGAGAGAAGCAGCAAGGTTTTCTTGCCCATCTCCCTGAACGGGATTGCACGATAATCTCCGCCTGCGCGCGCATACACGCATTTAATCTTCTTTATTTTCCTATCAACCGATGACAAATCAGCCCTCGTGCCGTCCAGGACGGTGATTCCTTCCTGGAGGACGAAAGGGATTTTGTCCCTGTCGGAAAGCCTGTGGATTGCCTCATTAATCGGGGCGAAGGCGTTGTTGATGGAATTGCTGTAGTCCTGGTCCCCGTCGAAATCGCCTTTCTTGAAGGCTTCGTATGTGAAGCCGAAATCGTCAAGGTATTTGACGTTCTTGACCACGTTGTAAACTAGCAATGACAGTTTCATTCAATTCGCCTCCGCGCCGAAAACGGCATTTCCTCAGATGACTCCCTTGAGTCTTAAGCATTCGTACACGGTCTTTGGGACCGAGACGTCCTCTCCCACGGGGATGAGGATGCATTCTCCGTTTACGCGGACGATTTCGGTAACGTATTTCGGGTTGTTTTTGTCAGCTTTGATTCTGATGTTGTATTTTTCTTCCTTTTCGAGCATGTCGAATGTTTCTTTAGCCGTTGGTATCATTTCTATTTTTCTCCTTGGTTCTCAAAGGGGAGGGACAGTGCCCTCCCTTTTCCGTAAATCCCCGCGATTAAGCGACGATTACGGTTGCTGTGGTTACTTTTGTGTCGCTCGCTGTCTTCTTGACGCTGATGACGGCCACGCCGGACTTGATTCCCTTGATGGTGAAGGCGACGTTGTTGGCGGCGTCATCGCTTGTCCCTTTCACGGCTGTCACTGTTGCGATTGCCGCGTTGCTGGACGTGACGGAGGCGTTTTTGATGATTTCACCGTTCTCATCCATCACCTTGAGAGTCCATGTTCCGTTCTTGGTCAAGCCGATGTTGGTGGCATTGAGGAAGAGTCCGGAGCCGGCTTCTCCTGTCGCGGAGAGATTGCTTCTGTTGCTATCATCGAATGCGACGATTGGTGACACCTTGTCAGTTCCTGTGGAGGTATATTCGCCTCTCACGGCGACGCTGTCGTCGCTCACGTAGAAGCCATGTCCGTCGACGTAAAGGCCGATGGAGCCGCGTTGATGGAGGGCATCGTTGTTGCCCAATCCCCCAAGTGGGGTGAAGATGACGTGCTCAGCCATGCTGTCATAGGCGCAGATGCTGACCGCGTATTCACCTTTTTGGTTGGTTCCGTATGCCACGAATGGGTATTTGTAGTCGCTTCCGCTGGATTTTCCTTCGAATGCTTGCAATCTGGAGGCGATGATTCTGAAGCCGGCCAATTCGCCGAGCTCGCCGTTGACGACGGCCTCCTTCTTTGTTGTGTGGGTGATTAAGTCCTTGAATTTCAAGAGCATGGCGTCTTTGATTTCAGGGGCGACAATCAATTTGTAGAAGCCTCCTTCGAAGGTTTGGGCGCCGCTCTTGAAGAGGATTGTGTTGAGCGTTAGCAAATCCTTTAGGTTGAGCAAATCCACGTTGGTGGCGACGTTGGCGGAGGTTAGGTATGTGTCCGCGATTTTCTCGTCGTGGTATGTGCGGAAGAGATTCGCCAAGAATTTGGCGCATCTGGTCTTGATGTCTGTCCATGCGTGGTTGAGCGCCTTGTTGGTGAATGGGTACCACCACCCGTTCTCGTTCACGCTTACCGTGAACTCTGCCTCATTGATGGTCTCTGGGTCAGGCGTGACTCCTTCGACCAAGCCGTTCTTGTATCTGTCGGAAGTCTTGTCGATTTTTGGCAAATAAGAGCGCATGAAGGTCATCGATGTCTTGTTGGCATCCAACTTGACGTGGTTGACCTCGTTGTAGAATTCGCCGATGTGCTCGGCGCTGTAGATGATGGCGTCGGAGATTTGCTCCTTTTGCTCAAGTGGCAAGTCACCCAACTTAATCATTTCTGCGAATGTTTCCATTTTTTTCTCCTTTTAGGGATTTCAAATCATCCCTTCTTTCTTCAAATAAGCGATTTTCTGCTCTTCCGTCATTTTGGAGTAGGACGGAGCTTCACGCTTTTGCCCTCCGTTCGGGCTGGGAGCGGTTCCCTTTTTCCTACCGTCCGTCTCTTTCTTCCCCAAATCCCCGAACGTCTTCGAGAACTCGTCATAGATGTCGGAAAGCCTCTCGCTTCCCAATTTGCCCCTGGAGAATGCCGCGAATCTTGCGTCGCTGAGGATTTCCTTTGGGTCGACCCCTGGGTGCTTGCCCCTGAAATCGGCTATGTCGTCCTCGATGGCTTTGTCGCTTTCGGCCGCCTTCTTCGCCTCATCCGCCCTTTTGCTTGCTTCCTCTCTGTCGAGCTCAGCTAGCTTTGCGGGCAAATCCGTAATCGGGTCGCCGCCCTCATCCTCAATCTGGCGCTGGACCCTGAGCACTTTCAAATCGTACTCATCCTTCACCGGCTTGTTGGTATATGGGTTGACCCTGGTCGAGTCAAGCTGGCCCCTGAGATACGCCTTGTCGGCGATTTCCTTCTCTTTGGCCTGCCTTTCCTTGGCCTCGCGCTTGCGTCTGGCCTCAGCCTGGCGCGCACGCTCCTCCTTTGTCTGCTCCGCCTTGTCCGCTTCCTTTGGCTCAGCCTTGCCGTCGCCAGGCTCGCCTCCGTCAACTTCCTCAACGTCGTCGAGAGTGAGGTCCTCTCCTTCTTCGCCATCGCTTTCGGTTTCCTCTGCTTCTGGCTTCCGTTCGTCGTCATTGATGAACATAAATGTGGTTCCTTTCCGGGACCGCCTCCGATTTTTGCGCTTTCGGTGCGATTCCATTTTTCCGCTTTCGGTGCGATTTATGCTTACGCCTCATGGGCGATTAAGCCATTGTTCCGCCAGCTCCGGGGTCGAAATCCCCCTTCGAGGCGTTTTTGGAGTTCTGGATTGATTGCTGTTCCTTCGTTTGGCCTGCAAGGGCTTTGTTCTGGGCCCCTATCACCTTGTTCGCCACCCCGATTTTCTCGGTGAACTCCTTGGTGAGGTTGTTGATGTAGTTCGTCTTGTAGCCGTTTTGGGCCTCGAGCTCCTTGGCGTATTCCGTGACCTTCTGGAGGTATTGGAGCGCTTCCTGGAGCTTTCCCTTGAGCTGCTCGTTCTCGCTTCTCTTCTGGCGCTCTACGACGTTCTTGAGCGTCGCTTTCGTCCGCTCGCTTATCGTAGGGTTGGCCTCTAGGTAAAGCTCGAGCATCTCCGGAGTGAGGTTCTGGATGTTGCCGTTCATGATGAGCGTGTCCCACATCTGTGATTCCGCAAGCTTGCTGTCGGCTAGGCCCTGCATGACGTCAATCTCGATGTCGAAGCGGGTGCCGTAAATCTCGCTTCCCTTGAAATCCCTTATCTGGACCTTCCTGGTCGGGGTGCTCAAATCGACGTCCCCGATGCTGAGGCTCTGGTTCTGGCCCTGAAGCTGGCTCTGCCTGGCTTGCAGCGCCTTTCTGGCCTGCTCCTCCCTGTCCACCTCGTAGTCCGGCATCTCATAGGAGTATTTGGCGGAGTCCACGTAGAATTTGTAGAACTGGAGGCGTATGGCCGCCTTGTCCTTGCAGAACTTCCAGAAGAGCTGCTGCTGCTGCTCGATTGAGGAGTTGGCTTGCTTAATCATCTGCTGCACGGCGTACCCGGACAAATCCTGGTTGTTCACGGAGCCGTCCATCACGTCATTGAAGCCATAGACGATTCTCGTCATCTGGAACAGGCGCTCGGTGAAGTCGACGACGCCGTTCGGCATCGGCTGGCTCTCCGCGAATTTGATGCCCCAGCCGTTAGTCATCCTCGAATGGTCGGTGAGGACCTGGCCCGGCTCGTTGGTGATGGTCTGCCCCTCAAGGGCCCCCTCTTTGGCGAATATCTTGTTGTAGGCGTTGTTCTCTACACACTTGAGCGTCATGCTCAGGGCGAAGTTCACGCCTTTCTGTATCGGAATCATGTCCTTGATGTCGCTTCTCCCGTAGAAGGAGTTGTTGATTGCGTACGGGCGGAACTCTGCGAACGGGTAGAGCGAGAATTTCTCCTTCTCCCTGCCGTATTCGCCGTCGTCCATAATCTGGGCGTCCGCCACCTGGAACGATGGGTCCTGGGGGTCCATCGAGGAATAGTCCTCAACCCTGGAGCCCTCCGCCATCTCCTTTCTCGCCTTCTCGTCCGCGAGCTCGTTGAGCCTTGGGTTGAGGGCGTGCGGCCTCTCATATAGGTCGACGGTCTTCGTGGAGGACATGAAATACACCTCCCCGCCGATTCTGAAATATCTCGTGTAGACGGTGACGAGCCCATGGCTCACGTCCTCGTTGTCCGATGCCGTCTTCGGGTCATAGGAGTCCGGGACGATTGCCTTCCTGGCCTCCTCAAGCTCCTTCTTTGAGTCCCTCTCCACCATGTCGCGCACGGCGGACACGTCCTCATCCTTCCAGTACATGACCCATTTCTGGTTCTGTATGCCCTTGAGGTGGGGGTTTGCCACGGCGAAGCGGAGGATGTCGATTTGGTCGAGCGCCAGCCCTCCCTTGTAGATTCCCTTGTACGTCGTGTCGTCCTCGTCCCATCGGTAGCAGACGACTGCCGTGCCGTTGTTGAAGCCGTCAAGGCAGGTCTGGAAATCCTCCGTGGACTCGTCCAGCTTCTTCATGTTGTACTCATCGAAGCGCTGAAGCTTCCTGCAGTCGTAGCTGACGTCGTCGGCGGTGAACGTTATGTATCTCTGGGTGCCCACCACCTTCGCGGCCTTTAGGTTGGAGGAGAAGCTGCAGAAATTCATGGTGACCCTCACCATGTTCCTGTAGTTCTCGTTCGGGTACTGCTTCCCGTTGTAGAAATCCTGCGCCTCGCTCACGTATCTCTTGAGGTTCGATTTCTCCTTGTAGGCGTCGTCCATCAGGAAGAGCCTGTAATTCGTTGTAGTCTGCTCATTGCTTTCCATATGGGTTGAACTCCTCCACCGGCTCGCTGAACATCTCCGTCAGCTGCTCCGCCGGGGTCTTCCCCCTGGCGGCTTTGCTCTGCTCGCCGGAAACCTCCTTGCGCAGCTTGGAGCATTGCTCCTTGAGCGACGCAATCTCCTCCCTCATCGCCGGTATCTCCTTGAGGAGGAGCAAATCATCCTCGTCAAGGCCGAGCAGCTCGAGGGTCGCCATGACCCCCTTCGCCATTTTCAGCCCCTTGGGGCTTATGTCCTTTATCTTCTGGCTCACCATCTTTGGTAGACGTCCTCCTCCATCTGGTTCTTCTCTCTGGCGCGGAACGGGCCGGCCGGCTCGCCTCGCTTCTTCTTTTCCTTCGGCATGTCCGGGAGGAAGGGCATCACCCTTGCGTCCCTGACGTATAGGCACCCGCAAAGCGCCATGACGTGGTCGTCGTGCGCCCCTGGGGTCGCTTTGTAGGTCTCTTTGTCGGCCTGCGTCCTCATGACGTCGAACGCCTGCATCTCGTGCAGGGTCGCCGGGTCGCTTATCATCCGCATGTCGTCCTGGAACGCCAGCTTCAGCATCGTGACCATCGGGTTCTTGTTCCTCTGGGTGGTCTTGTATCCGTACCTGTCCTCGAACCTGTCGCCAATCCCGTCGTAGCCGGGGTCCTGGAATATCAGCCTCTGGCCGCATTTCCGGCAGACGTCGAGTATGTAGGTGCCGTTCGCGTTGTTGCACTCGGCGGAGACCATGCCGCCGTTGTACATCCTCGAGAGCGCCACCATCTGGAAGGCGACCTCGTCGTCCCTCGGGCCGACCGCCGCGAACTTCGCGACCTGCCTGAGCTCATAGTTGTCTATCACCTGGACCACGTAGCTGTCCTCGCCGCCCATTGCCGGGTCGAGGTTCAGTATGTATGGGTGCCCCTCCTTCGGGGGCTCGAATATCCAGACCGGGCCGTTCCTCGATTCGGAGAACGGGCCGACCTCCAGGTCAATCATCTCACCGTCCGGGCTCACCCTCTTCGACACTGGGAACCTGCCCCTCGCGAACTCCATGCCCCTCAGCTCCTCGAGCCTCTGGGCTATGAGCTCCGTGTCGAACACGCATGTGCCGCTGCTCCTGAACGCGTCCTCCGGGGAGAACGGGTATTCCTGGAGCATCAGCCCTTTGTCGCCCTTGGTGCGGTATTTCTTCCAGTACCATGACATCTGGGCGTCGCTGAGCCCGTGCTTCCGCTGCTTCTCGTAGAGCCATTCCTCCATCTTCGGGGGAGGAAGCAGGCCCGCGGCCACCTTCGGGTCGGAGTACTCCGGGTCCGTGAACCACGGGGTGAACGTGGCGTGGTAGGCGGTGTCGCCAGCCTCGTCTGCGTCCCATCTCTCCTTATACTCGTTGAATCCGTTGGCCGTCGTCTCGAAGAACACGTATGACTCGCCGTTGGAGTCGTCCACGGTCTCGAGGAGGCCGTTCAGGGTCTCGTGGAGGTTCTTGTAGAAGCCGCATTCCGTGAGGTGGAGCAGGTGGTATGTGCCGCCTCTGCCGGCCTCGTCGTCCGCGACTATGACCTCTATGCGGGAGCCTGCCGTCGTCTCCATGAGGGTCGCCCCCCTGCTGGACAGCAGCTCCGGCTTGTTGGTCTCTGGGTGGCGCTTGCGCATCGCCTCGAACCGCTTTATCTCCTCGAGGTTCGGGTTGCTGTCGTCGAGGTGCCTGTAGAATGTCTCGTATTTCCTGAAAATCCTCTTGGCGTTGTCGAGCTTGTCCGCCGCCACGCCAGCCAGGATGTTCGGCGTGTACATCGCTATGAGGAATATGAGGGCCGCTATGAACGTCGAGTACCCGACCTGGCGGGCCTTGAGTATGTCCTGCCTGACGGGCTCCCCTGACCTCCGCTGCTCGCATATCGCCCTGTAGAGGTCAATCTGCTGCGGGTTCAGTATGAGCGGGACCACGCGCCCCTTCTTGTCCACTATCCTGAGGAGGTGCTCCATCAGGACCCATGCGGGGTACTCATGCCCCTTGAAGGTTATCGCTATGTCCCTCTCGTAGCCTCTCAGCCTCTCGTCGGCCAGCGTCATCCAATCGACCTCTTGAGAAGGTCCTGGTCGACCTTGGCCACAACGGAGACAGACTCGTCCATCTGGCCTGACGCCTTCATCATGGCGATGACCTTGTCGAACGAGCCCTTGGACACGGCGTCGCCTATCGCGGCGGCGATTATGAGCTCCTCCGCGGTGAACTCTACCTCGGTGCCGTCAGGGAGCTTCTGCCGGACCTTCGCCCCGAGGAAAGCCTTGAGCTTCTCCCTGGTGCAGGCCATCTCGGCCATGGCGTCCGATTTCGTCTTCCCTTTGCCCGATTTGAGCACGCTTCTCTCGTACCCCGAGAGCACGTTCATCCCGATTGAATCCATGCCGCATCCTCCTTTGAGGCAATGATATCCACGCATGCGCAGGGAAGTCAGCGCCGTCTTTGCGCCAAATTTAGGAAAAAAACCAAAAATTGTGCGGGTGGACATTGTTTTTGAGATGGGCCCCTCCCCTTGTTTCCCCGGGTTGGGGGGGTATCAGGGAATTGAATGCATGCATAGGCATACATAGGCATCTAAGGCATGTAAAGCACCTTTGCCACCCATTTTTACACCCAAATGGCATAGAACATAGATTACATCTATGTTTTTTGGTATTGGTTCGAATGGTTGAAATCGAACTAGGCTTTTAACCGTTAGTCTTATAGACTAAGCACTTTGGCTTTTTCAGGGTCTTCGCAAACAAATAAAAACAATGTTTTTCCCCGTGGTTTAAGCACAGCGTTCTTTGTTCATTGTGCACAATTCAGTTTCAATGTGCATTTTCAAAAGGTCTTAAAGATGCACTTTTCTAAGTGCATTCTTTATCCTTCGTATGTGCACTTGCATAAAGAAAAAAATACACAAAAAAGAAACCGATTCTAGCTGACGCTTTGTCGAATTAAGCGTTTTTGAAATATTCTCACGCCGTTTTTTTTGATTCTCGGGCGTGAAAGAATCTGCGATTCTCGCGCAGAACACGAAAACAGCGCCCGTTATTTCGCTTCTCGGCTCGGCTTGCAAGGCTCAATAATATTGGTGCCCTTTGAAGGGACGGCAAAATTGCTTGCAGCCTAAAGGCTGGGAAAGGAGAGTACATGGATTTTGCGACAATCATGAGCATAGCGTACGAAAACGGCGGCGTTACGCTCGAAATGGACGGCAACGTGGCTATCGTAACCAAAGGTTACATGGTCGCCGACGAAGCCGGCAACCGCAACTACGCAAGTCTGAAAGACTTGTCGGAAGCGGATTTGGAGGGTCACCTTGCGAAGGCAAGGGCCCAGGAAGGCGCCTACGTCGGGCTATACAGAAGAGCCGACGGGACATGGGATATGGATATATCCCACAGCATCATGGATTTGGGCGAAGCCCTTGCTAAAGCAAGCGAGTGGAACCAGGAATCAATCTACGATTGTGCGAACGGCACGGTCATCTTTTGCGAAGCAAAGTAAGTCATTTGGAGGAAATTAATCATGAAAAACTTCGTTTTTACAATTACATTCGGCGTCGACGGCACTTATAGTGCCAATCTCTGCGAGGCGGAAAGGGAAAGAGCCGCAGGCAACTCTTTCAGAGTCGCCTTCTTCGAGGGAATCTCGCAGGGCCTTTCTCATCAATATGAGAAAGCGACGGTATCCGACAACGGCGTCTTCCTGTTGGACGAAGATGGGTCAATCATTGACCCATCGGAAGCGAACGGCAAGTCCTACTACATGGCGTTCGACGAGATGACGAACGTCATCGAGTCGTATCTCAGAAGCCTGAGCTTCCGCAAATGCGACCATTGCGGCAGGTGGGTGACACCGGACGAAGTCCGTTCCGAAAGAAGCGTTTGGCACCGTTCCGAAGGAATCCGCCTTTGCCCCGAATGCGAGGCGGCGAGGTCGGCGGCCATGGCTAATGCCATGAGCCACAAAATCGCGATGAATTCCTACCACGATTGCCATTATTCGGGCTTCGAAGTTCTCAACTTCGAGGACGAGGCCTACACGATTGGTTCCCTTAAGAAGGGAATCGGCATCGAGGCTGAATGCAACGGGAGGAACGTGAGGGTCGATTCCGATGGAATCGAGTCGACGCCCGATTTCTGGAGCTACTACGTAGGGAACCAAAATTGCGTCAAGCCGGTCTTCTTCGTGGAGCGTGATTGCACCGTGGCGTATGAGGTCATAACAAACGTTATGACCCAGAAGTTCTTCCGAAACTTCGACTGGGATATTCTTACGAATATGCTCAAGAAAACCGGCAATGAGCCGGATTATCCGGACGTCGGCCTGCATATGCATCTCACGAAGACGTGGCTCGGGGATGACGTCGCCACCCAATTGAAGAATTTCTATAAAATTCTTCGCTTCGTCGCCATGTACCAAGACGATTTCCAAGCCATTTCCGGTAGGAAAGCCAGCCAAATGGAATGGTGCTCTTTCGCAACCCTCGGAACGCTCAAAGAGCGTTGGGACGCCGCAAAGGCATGCATCGACGCCGGACGCCCCGAAGACGGATGGGAAGCGTTCCAGGTACGCCATGGAAGCGAGGGCTGCGCCATTATTGCCTTTAGCAATAACACCATCGAGTTCCGCATCTTCCATTCTACGAATGACCCCGAGAGAATCCGCATGATTGGGCTCTTCCTTATGGGCCTTTGCGAAGGCATCAGCGCAACGAGCGAGAAAAAGATTTTCTCGCTTTCCAAGTCATTCCGCCTCATGGATGACGAAGTCAAGGCATGGCTTCACAAGAACGGGCTCTTCCTTCATACGAAGGCCAATGAGCAAAGGGGGATTGAAGACTAATGTCTTCTTCCCCGGAAAGGAATTTACAGAAATGTGCGTTATCGTTTACAAACCAGCGGCATCGAAGATGCCTTCTTTGGATGATTTGAGAAAATGCTTCGAGGCGAACCCCGACGGGGCCGGGCTCATGTGGCCGGGAGACGACGGATACGTCCACATCCGCAAAGGGCTCATGACATGGGATGCGTTCGAGAGCGCCGTGCTCTCACGCGATTTCGCCGGGAAGCCGGTCGTCTTCCACTTCCGCATCTCAACCCAAGGCGGCATCCAGCCCGGGCTCACCCACCCGTTCCCGGTATGCGGCTCATACGAGGCCATGCGAAGCCTTTGCGTGAAAAGCCGCATGGGGCTCGCCCACAACGGAATAATCGGTCTCACATCCAACGGGTCAAAAGACCACAACGACACGATGAGATTCGTGAAGGATTTCGCTTACCCGGTCTACAAAGCTTCGGGATTCCATGACCAGGACGGGACGCTGGGGAGCGGGCTCGGGGACATAGCCATGGGCTCTAGGCTCGCGATTATGGCCGGAGACGGGAGCGTGTGGCTCGAGGGCGACTGGCAGGAGCGGAACGGGTGCTATTACAGCAATCTCTACGCTTTCCGGGAACGATTCCAAGCCTGGGAACGAGGTGGTTGGGGCTATTGGAAAAAACAATAGGGCCCCTACCCTTTAGGGGTAAAAAAGCATTGCAAAAAAGTGCTTGATTTAGCAATGGGGCACCATAATAATTGAAGCAGCCGAAAAGGCAGGAGGAAAACGGCCATGAAGAAATTGGTCAAGACATTTTACATCAAGTCCCCCGAGGGAGAAGACATCAGGGTCTATCTCTCGGTGAGGCACACATCCATGAGAACGACGGAATACGCCGAGGTTCTCGACGACATGGGCGAGGTCACGAAGAAAGGCACATACGTGTGGATTAACAGGCCTTGGCAGAGATACGACTTCGAAATCGCCCTCACGAACCTATGCGAGAAGCTCGGGGGCAAGAAGAACTTCGAATTCTACAAGAAGCAAATCGACATGATTCACAACGACGAAGACGGTTTCGACGAATGGTTCAAAAACTGGTCAAAATCCTGGAACAGCGACGTCAGCGACGACATCAAGGAGCGCACGGCAAGGGCGCTAGGCGACCATGCGGTCACAAGCATGGAAGAGGCCGATTCCATTCTTGGGATGGCAAAGGCTTTCACGGCGATGCAAAAAGTCCTCGGTGACGGAGGCAAGGGCGAATAGGAGCGCACAAGGCAATGGGGACGGGCTATGGGCCTATCCCCGCATGAAGGAGAAAACGACAATGAAATTAAACGAGATGCTCAAATCGAGCGACGAGAAAATCAAGCGGGAAGCCGAGAAGCTCAAGGAGTTCCTCACGTACAAGGAGGATGAACCATACGTCATTACGACCACAAGCTCATCCCGATTCCCGAAGGCTTTCGCCGAAGCCCTCAAAAGCAAAGAGAGCAGGAGAATCGTAGACAGCGGGATTACCGACGAGGGCGGCGAGTGCATGCTCGACGGTAACGAGTACTCGAGCATGAAGCAAGGCACGGAATGCTACTTGCTCGAAAAAAGCCCTAACTCGGCCATCGTCGTGGAGGACGGCCACGGGAGAACGATGGTCATATTAATCAACAGGGCCAAGTTCCTAAAGGAAATAGCATAGGAGGGATGAAATAAAAATGCGATTTTTGAGAATCAAAGCAGTGAGCGATGCCTATGCGGCGTCGGATTGCGAGGACACAATGACGGTGGGCGAGCTCATGGATGCGCTGAGGTCGTATCCGGAGGACGAGCCCGTGGTGCTATCGTTCAATGGCGGCTATACATTCGGGAACGTCAAAGAATACCGAATCGCCGAAGCCGATGAGGACTGAGCGAAGGAAACAGAAGATTGATTTGCTTCGCAATCAAAAAAACTAAGGAGACAAAAACAATGACAAAGCAAAATTTCTTAAGAACTTTGGCCATCTTGGCCGACATATACGGAGGCGATTCCACGCTGGAATCCGTGGACAAAGAAATCCGCAAATGCGAATGCGTCAGCCCGGTCACCGTGACCGCCACCGTGAGGGCGATTGACAAAAAGACGGCAAGCCTAGACAGCGTGAGCATGGCTCCCAAGAAGAGGCGCCTGCATTCCCTCGTGGAAGCACTCGTGGTTGCGGAAGAAGCCAGAAACATCAAACTCCGCGACCTAAAAAGGGATTGGGGCATCAGCCTCGATATGGAGGCTGGAAAAATCTACGCCATCGACTTCGAGGTAAGATGGGCAAAAGACTCATACATCACAAGCACGGCAGTGTTCGGGGAGGGTGAATAATGGCATTCGACAAAACGACCATCAGGGCCGATTTCAGCGTGGTTGTTGGCGGGAGAAGGCGCTTGGTCACCATAGAGCGCATCGAGCACCCATCGCCCGAATACGGCGATGGGAGCATGCATGTGCTCAGCGAGGGCGGCAAGCAGCTCGGGCTCATAGACACACGCTACGACATGATTCCCTCCAGCGCCGAGGAATGGTCGATTTTCTGGGCCTATTGGCTAAAGAGCACAGAATTCGGGGCGAGCGAGGTTACTAGAATCGGCTTCCTCATGGTTGTCGGGAAAGGAGATTCGAAATGAGACAAAGTGACAAAACGGTGAGAGGAATTCTGATAAACCCGTTCGAGGGCACGGCCGGTGTCATGGACGCTGACCTGTCCTCGCTCCCGAGGATACACGCGCTGCTCGACTGCGACTGCTTCGGGATAATCGGCAGGCCGCTCCTCGGAAAGAAAAAGCGCTGGCTCAGCGTGTGGTACGACGACGAGGGCCTGCTCAGGGGCGAGGAGCGCATGCTCCCGGCGATAATATGCCTTAGAAGCGGCCTCCAGGAGCCTTGCGAGGTCATATACGGAATAACGTTCATTTGCGACTCGAACCAGGATGGAGAGCCAGTGAGCCTGAGCGCAAGCACATGCGATGAGTTGATGTCGCAAATCAAAAAGACAATCGGAAACGACGGAAAAGAACGTTTTTCGTTGGTTTACGAAGCATGAAAGGGTAAAATCAGAATATGAATGAAAAAAAATACGAATTCGAGATAAACAGATACACATACCGTCTCGAAGGGGGCGGCGCTCTCCTGAGCATATACGCCAGAGACAAAAAGACAGCCGAAGAAATCGTTTCGATAGTCAACACCGACACGAGGTTTCATTGGGTGCCTAAGCGCATCGGCTTTTGCAAAAAAGTATTCACGAGCATCCCCCCATACGAACTTGAGCAGCAGCAAATAGCTTCCGCTCATAAGCAGCTCGAATACAGAAGAAGAAATTTAAAGGAGAGGCAAAATGAAGAAATACCACACTGAGAAGGAAAGAAGGCTCGCGGCTTTCAGGGCCACGGACAAATGGCGCAAGGAGCATATGACCCGCATGGTAATGCGCTTGCGCAACGAAGAAGACGCGGACGTAATCGCGAAACTTGAATCGGTGCCAAACAAAATCGAATACATCCGAAGCCTCGTTCGCGAGGACATGAAAAAAAGCCATTGACAATAGAAAATGGCTGGTTTAAATTTAAAAACGTAATTGTGAAGACGAAGTTCTTCATGAGAAAAGGCGGTCTTGCGGCCGCCTTTTTTTGTTTTCATGCGTTATTCCCGCACGATGGCATAAGCGCTTATCTCGACCCTGGGCGAGGCGGAATACTCTTTCGACACGCGCGCAACGCAAATCTGCGAGTCGTCCACGAAAGCGATTCCGTTTAGGGCGTCCACCGCTATCTTTGCTATGTTGTCGAAATCTGGTTTCTTCGTGGGCATGAGCTCGCCTGAGAGCTTGCACTCGCCGGATTTCGATATCTTCCCTTTTGGCGTATAGTCCGATTTCCCCAAAGGGAAATACGCCCTCACCTCAATTTCCAACGCCCCCGGGAACGGGCACGGGATGGCTCCGCTAGAATCGCAGGCCGCCCTCTCGTACTCGGAGCGCACCAGGCTCTCGTATCTCTGCGTGGGCCCAGGCGTGTATATATGGGCATGCCCGGCCACCACGCTCGCCTTGGGCCTTTGCTTGCCCATGGGGGCTCCTGGCACGACGAAGGAGAACAGTAGGCGCTTGCTCATGCCTTCGTCGCCGCGGGGCCGTCGTCCTCCGCGCCTTGGGAGCAAGCATCGTCGAGCTTCTTCAAATAGTCGTCTATCAGCCTTTGCTCAAGCCCGAACGTGAACATGATGAACCCCTTGAAATATTCCTGTGGAAGGCTGTCCATGAGAGAGGCCAATGTGCCGACGTTCTTGACCGAATCGAGGTTCTTCTGGCAGGCGTCGATTATCGGAAGCTCGTCTTTGAACTCCTCCCATCTGGCATCGTCCTTTGGGACGGATTTGAGAGCCATCTTCCTGTAGCCTCTGAGGGCGCTTAGGCACCCGGAGAGGAATTCCTTGAACTCAGGCAAGCAGTCCTGGGTTATCTTGCCCTCGCTCGTTCTCGCCTTATCCGCGGCTTTGCCGCTTTTTTTGTTTTCTTCCATTTGTTTTTCTCCTTGTTTCTTTTATTTTACTTCGCTTTCCATCAGGATTGCGAATATCTCGTCTTTGAACGCTAACATGGCATCTCGTGTGCGGCTGCGCCCGCCCGAGCGCTTCTTGTAATGCCTGCGCAGCTTGGCCGCCTCATCCTCATCGAGCTCGACTATGAAGTGTGGCTCTTTCGTCGTTGTGCTGTAGTCATATAGGTCAAGTATGTTGTGCCAGACGATTTTCTTGACCTTCTTCACTTTAATCAGCCTCA